GACCAATTCCAGACGATGCAGCTGCTGCAGGAGACTCAATTGGTATGAATCCAAGCTCTATGGCAGCTCCATCAAAAAGATACTTTAACCTCTGTCCTTCAAATCTCTGGGCCATGACACTAACCGTCTATAATGTTTAAACTAATATTTTGAGCGCCAGCCGGGTTTCCTGAAGACATCATCAGGGAGTGAACGCATGCCCCGCTTTTTAACTCTACAAGACTTCCACATCCACCCAATACGCTATTGAAGTAAGAAAAACCGTTCTGGGACAGACTGTTTGCCATTCTGTTCACCATCATCAATGGCCTGAAAAGAACCACACCGAAGGCTCCAGCAGTCCCGGTGGTTGCAAGGACAGTGACACCCTCAACGCTTTTAACGCCGGTGTCTCCATCGGCAAGAGGAAGGATAATGAATCTCCCAGCCTCACGTTCGCTTGTTCCGCCAAAAACGACCGCTTTTGTCACTCTGCTTCCGGTTCCAGCTTGATTGGTATAGCGAGCTGTAACTGTTGTTGCTGTTGTCCCTACAGCCGTATGGATTTCCAATGCAACAAATACCCCCACTCCATCCGTATATCTTGTAAGTGCCGCAGTGGGTAAATTTGTCGTTTGTTCAGTAGTAACGGTCCCCGATAGACCCCCTTGGTGAGAGAGTCTGTCAATAATAATTCCCGAAGCCCCAGAAGAAGTGGTCAGAGAGCACCACGTAACGTCAGAAATATACCTAGTCACACCAGACCAAGTTGACACCTCTGGATTCTTCAGCCTGTGTCCGGCGGTAGTATTGGAGCAGGCTGCTGCCGTTGTGGGGGCGCTTGGGGCGTTTGGCGTTGCTAAGAATTGGCTGCCTATCCTCTGGGCAATTAAAGTCTGCGCGTCAAGTGTCCATTTTGGGTTTGTGGCGCTTAAACAGGCTGTCTTATACGCCGAGTAATCTGTCAACGCCATGACTACGACTCAATCATAGATAGCTGTCCGTTTATAATCGGAGCAGTTGTTGACTGCGACAAGAAGGCCAAAGCAAGACAGGCATCCGTATCTATCTCCACCATTGCCGGAAACCCTGAAATCAGATCAAGAGATGCCCCCGCACCAGAAGAGTTAATGGGGATCATGGCGAGTGGTCTTGCTATGCACATCCCGATATTCCCCGCTGTTCCGGTTGATGCCAGCAAATCAAAGTTTTCAATGGTTGTTACGCCCGTATCCCCATCAGCCAGAGGAACCTGAATGATCCTCTGCGCCTCTCTTAGGTTAGTTGCCCCAATATCAAACGCCTTTGATGTTTTCAGCGTCCCTGCCTGATTCTTATAATCAACAGTAGCGGTGGTAGCCGTGGTTCCGATCTGCGTATAAATCTCAACAAAAATCTGATTACCAACACCTCCGGTATTCCGCGTCAATGCTGTTGTCGGGAGGTTTGTCGTCTGAGCAGTCGTCGTCGTACCGGATAAACCGCCCATATGCACAAGGCGGTCGTAAAGTATTAAAGCGCCAGCAACAGATGAGCTTGCCCCAAGACCCAAAAGCCACTTTTCTCTCCCACCTCCAGGGTCGGTCTGGAAAAGACCTCCATTTGTGGCGTTTGTTGGGATCGATGAAGTTGTTGGCTGCGCTCCTGAACCGCCGGGATTTTTCTCGTATTCCCAAAGAGAGGTGATCCTGTTGGCTACAGTCGCAGCAGCCGCAGCACCAGCTACTCTGTTATTCACAAAAAACCAAAGCTGTTCTGGCGTTCCAGAGTTTCCTCCAGTCAACCTATTTACCATATCAGATAAATTTGTTAATGCTGTCATTCTCTATAGCTTTCAATTGCTGTTGTTTATACTCCAGAAGATTAGATATATCTTCATTTGTTAAGCTAACAAATTCTAGCATCTCATCAATGGTGTCAGTACGATACTTTACTCCATCAACTGTAGCTTGCCATTTATTTACTGGTGTATCATAGGTAGCTACACCGCCATTGACTAAACTGATCATGATTTTATCACTTTCATAACAAGGTTAATTCTTGTGGCGGATGTAACGCTATCAAGGTTATATTCTATAATGTCTCCTGCAGTTATTACGTTAGATGTCCAGCTTGCTGCAGAAGCATTGGCGAACTTATCTCCAGCTAGAGTCGGTTTGTTTCCTGCTCCGACTATGCTGCTACCTGATCTCTTCACATCTATAACTGCACTAGCAGACGCATCAGCAGCCATATACCAATTGGTGATAATTCCCGCGTATGGAATAGTTACAAATCCATAACTACCTGTAGCCATTACAGTACCACCACCGTCAATCGTAATTCCTGGGCCAGCTATCATAGTGTTATTGAGGCCGAGAGAGTTCTGTGCCGCTGCCGTTGTAGCCGCAGCAAACACTTCCTTGCCTACAGCGCCTGCACCCAATGTGTTTTGTGCAGCGGCTGTAGTCGCTGCCCCAAACACAGCCTTGCCTACTGCTGTGCCGCCAAGGGCGTTTTGCGCTGCAGCTGTGGTGGCTGTCTTGTATACCTGAACACCGACAGTCCCACCTTCAAGCAGATTATGTACAGCTGCGGTTGTTGCCGCCTTGAACACTGTAAGGCCAGCTGCGCCCGCCTCAAGCAAGTTCTGGGCAGCAGCGGTGGTGGATGCAGCAAAGATACCTTTTCCAGCGGTACCACCACCAAGCTGATCCAAAGCTGCTGCTGTTGTCGCGGTCTTATATACAGCAACGCCAACAGCCCCACCCTCCAGCAAGTCGTGGACTGCAGCGGTAGTTCCAGCTACAAATATTCCCTTACCTACGGTTGAAGCTCCAATAGATAAAGCGCTCGTTCTCTCTATCGCAGCATCAATCTGGTTTATTGCCGTTTGTACGTTTGTAGCGCTAACGTGTACGAGGGTTCCTGGAGTAAACGGCACGTTTGCTGCAGAGCCTGTAAACCCCCCGCCTGTACCCACAATGTCAGTTACGGCTGCTGTAGTAGCTGCTTTGAATATCTGCAGGCCAACAGTTCCAGCTTCAAGGAGATTATGCGCCGCAGCTGTGCTGGCTACCCTTACAAGCTGTCTACCTAGCGTAGTGGCATCAGATACCTGACCTGCGGTAACAACTGCGTTCGTATATAGGGTGTTAGCCTGTAATTGCTGGTCTTCTGTCTGTCCAGCAATCCTTACCAACATAATGTCTGAGCCTGAGAAGGCCGCTGCTGTGGTTAATGTAGGTAGTGTTTTATTAGTCATTGCTTACATACCTATTCGCCATAGCATCATCTGTATAATACGCGTTAGCCATTGCATCATCGGTAAAGTACTCACCAGCGATAGCAGCAGCTATAATCTCACCAACAGATACACCGATATATCTAGTCACGCCAACCAACGAAGCAAGGCCGGATCTATTATCAGATACCCCGCTTTTGTTGCCTAACGCCATAACTACCCAGTGATCTTCTTAAGGTCAGAGAGTTTCTTCTCATATTCTTCTCTGAGAAGGTCGATGTTTTTCTGCCTCTCCTGTACTTTCTTCTCTCTTTCAGCCAATGCTTGTGACTTAAGCTCAAGTTCAGATGTTGCGGCTGCGTGGCGAGCCTCCATTTCTTTCCTTGATGCGTCAACAGCTGCCTGTACAGCAGATATCTTCTGGAGTTGTTTATCATTCTCCATCTTCTCTGCGGCGAGGGACTCGCGCTGTTTCCTGAGAGACAGAGCTGACGCGTTGTTCTCATCTGTCGCTGACTCAAGATCAGAAGCGGCCTTTGCTGCCTTCTGGCTTGACTCCTCAGCAATAGCGATAGCGTTGTTTGCGTCTTCGGTCCTCTTCTTAAGATCCGCCAACGCGTCCTTCAGCTCACCGCCCTTAAGAGCTAAAACAAGATCGTTTAACTCACTCAGAACATCAAGTAACTGAGGATTTTTCTGTAATTGTCCAAGTGCCATTAGATAATTCCTTTCTGCTTTAGAGTGTTTTCAAGTTCCAACAATTTTTCTTCCGTTGATTTTACAACAGGATCTTGCTGCCTGTTGGCAATAGCTATAGCTGCCTCTATCTCATCTTGATTCATGTCAACCACTGACTCTTGCTTACCCATAGGTTTAGAGCAATCTACAACCAATTTTTTCATGTTAATTTATCCCATAAAGTGTGTATGTTCCGCCATCGAATACACCTGTTGCCACGTTATCCCAAGTGATGCGTATTCCAGTCAATCCTCTCGTTTCTGCTACGTGTGTTCCAGCGTTGCTAGAGAACAATCCATGAATTGCAATGTTATTTGTTCCGTTATTCCATGAAGATCCAGCAGTTTGAGCTACTGCTGCCCTAGCTATGAATTGTTTTGGGCCTCCGTTTTGATAGCCCATGATTTGAAACATGCAGGAGGATACTTGTGCAGCAGTTTGCGTTACGGCTGTCCATAGCCTGTTTACAAGGGCTACGTTTGTTGCTGTAGTATTATTGATCTGAACAACGATAGCTTCATTGTTTGCGTTACCAAGCCCATTACCAAAATCTACGTCTATAAGAAGTGCGCGAGTGGCTGTATCGTTGCTTGCGGCTTCTATATGCAACATAAGACCGCGATAGGTCTGTGGGATAGAGGTAATGTCCACAGCAGATGGAGATCCTGTAGCCAAGCTCCCTGAAGCTATGGCCGTTATACCGCCACTTGAAGATCCCAACGCAGCAATCGCGTTCTTAACCAACACTGGGTTCATAATAGTGCCATCGTTAGTTCCAGCGTTTGCTTGGGCTGTGGTTGCGAACTTGGCTGATGTGAAAGCTAGTGTTTCGATAGCGTTTTTCGTCACCACAGGGTTCATAACAACGCCTGTAGCTGTGCCAGCGTTTGCTTGGGCTGTCGTGGCTACTAATGCTCCGGCAACCATGCTGCTTACGTCTGCAGTTGTAGTAAAAATTCCAGCAAGTCCTGTAGTAGCTAGGGCTGTAGTATACATCGTAATGCCCATGCTGGTTCTAACTGTTGCATAACTTGCAATACTTGGAGTGCCGCCAGAGTCAGTAATAACTACACCCTGAGATCCAGCACTACATGCAGTTTCCAATGTACCAATGGGTCCCGACTTATCTACATAGCTATCAATAAAATCAATGAATTGAGATTCAGTCGGTCTATCACCGGTCTGAAAAAACGCTTTTATCTCTGTTTTTGTTTTATTGGTCATTTTTTACTGCCTTGCTAGATTGAGCTGCAGATATAGCCGCTATAATTTTTGTTATTTCTGAATTTAGAAGTGAGCCTGCGACAGGAAGACCCTTTGTTAAATATCTTTTACCTGCAGCGCTATTCATTACTGCCTGAACAGCAGATGGGCCACCAATAGACAGCGCCGCTGCAGCTAATGCTGTTTCTGGATCGTGAGTTGCATAATACGTGGCTCCGCCTGCCCCAAGACCAAGGCCGCCACCAGTCAAAATGCTCTGCACTAGCTGTCTTTGAGCAGTTCCAGAATCAGGAACTGCATCATCCAAGATAGCAGCACCACTCCTAGCAAGATCATAAAGATCTCCATACCCTTTTTGTCCCTTGGTCTTGTTGGCAGATTCAATGTTCCTAAGTAAAGTTTTAGGCGACAAGACGCCCTCCAAACTATCCTTAGAAAGCGAAGATGCCGTCTTTTGTATTATCTTATAATTTGAATATTGTCTATTCAATTCTTTCCATATGCCCTTTTTCCCTGTTGGCAAAGATCTTTCAGCGGCATCGTCAAGAGCGTTTCTTAATGTTCTCAGCGTGTTAGCAGTAAATGGATCAGAAACCGACAATGATCTGGCTTGTTGACTAAGTTGTGATCTAGCGGCCTGATAAGCCTCCCCAGACATTTTTCCACCTGTATTTAGTATGTCATCTATATAAGACATCACTATAGGCTTTATGTTTGTTGGAAGCTTATTAAGCTGGTTGGTTTCTACATTTGATAAAACCTGAATAACCTTATCATCTATATTCACGGTTTCGTTTTCTACAAGATCCCCGAATCTCTTGCTAAATTGAGCCTCAGCAGCCGCTCTAACTTCTGGGCCGATGTCGTCACCTGTTAATCCGGCCTTTTTCAAAGCGGCGGTAGTAAATTTTCTCAGCTGTTTCTCTGTTGCTGCCCTAGATTTTCCTGACGTAAATGGCATTTTAGCTAATGTCGCTTCTATCAATTCTAGTGTTTTGTTTCCAGTAATTTGAGCAGCGGTCAAATCATCAATTCCCGCTGCTTTTAGTGTTTCCGTAAACCCCTTCCTAGCCGCGCTAGCAGCCCCGATTGCAATGGGCTTGGCGACTTTTCCAGCGATGTTGACTATTCCAGCCCCTAAAGCGCCCGGTAGAGCACCGGATAGATCACCTTCGCTTGCTAATGTAGACATAGCCCCCTGCACAGCGCCTGCTGCAGGAACTCCTAATAAACCCTGTCCCAATCCCAATGCTTTTGTTACAGATCCAGCCGGAATTGCCGTTGTTAATATATTTCCAGCAACTTGACCGGTGCCGAAATATCCAGGCCTTTCTTTTTGAGCTAATCCTTGTCTACCCTCAAGAGACATCTGCCTTGCCATTTCAAGCCCCTCTTGAAATGGAACTCCTTCGGAAACTTTAGCCGTTAACGCAGCTATAACATCCCTTGGCTGCTGAATTGCCCCATATATAGCCCCCCTACCAAAAGATTCTGCCCTTCCTATTGTCGGCTCTGCAGAATCAACATTTCTTGACGTCTTATCTGCATCAGGAAATTTCTTAAGGATCATTTGTTTTATTTGATCACCCGGCATGTCGTCTGGGAACCTAACTCTATCTCCGTTTGGCATAGTGATTACAGGCATTATTTAAAATACTCCGTATAATCGACTTCCAAACTCACTGGCGCTTGTTTTTTAGGATATTGAATACCAATATCATAAGGCTTGGCTGCCGATGGAACCTTTGAGGCTTCTCTCTCATATCTATTAATCGCCCATTTAGCCTGTCTATCAGAAATCTGGATTATCTTTCTAATGGCTTTTTCATCAAGATTAATTTGTCCAGCCGCTGCCTTTTCAGCATAATCCCTATCAGCGTCAGACAATCCAGTGCCTGATCCGAACAATTTAATTATTCTTCCTACCTGTTGCGCTCTCATAGCAAGAAATGCCTGAGTATTTGCTACTGGGTCTTCTGCTAAATCCACTCCAGATTGTGAGAGCGCCCTGCCCATATTAACGAGGAAATCTGCGCCATAGCCAGTTATTACTCCTTTATCCAAAACTTCTCTTGCGGCGGCGTTAGCGTAAAGAGTTTCTTCGGCATCTAGAGCAGCTTCTCTTTTAGCTGTGAATTGTTCTGCTATGCCCTTAGAGATGTCTTTTGATAGCTCCTCTCCACCAGCAACCTGTTGAGTTGTGGAAACTAGACCCGGCTGAGGAACGATCTCTCTAGTTATTGGATCTTTAGCATACATTTTTCTTTCTAGCGGTGACATTCCGCCTCTAGAGAGAGTTTCAACTCTTGTTTTTAGTAAACTAAGTTCGTTATCTTCTTGCGGAGTCCTGGATGTTTTTGAGGATAATTCACTAATTCTTGCTATATTTCTCTCAAACTCCGCATTACCTGATCCACCACTTGCCCTCTGTTCTGCCAGTGCCGCTTTGCTCTGTGCGTCAACAAGACCGCTAATGCGTTCTTCTTCAAGCTGATTATAACTAACTGGTTTACCAGTTTGAACCAATCTAAATAAAGCTTCACTTAGATATTGTTGCGGAGATAGAGATTTAGATCTTTGTTTTGCCCATTGAGCTAAAATTTTGTTGGTTTGATAACTGTTACCGGGATCTACATCTTCTGGATGTTGAAGAACAAAATTAACAGCATCATCGTATTCTTGAGGAGTTTTGGCATAGTTTTTTACATGCCTATCTAACTCTCTAGCTTGAGGAACGCCTGCATCAATAGCTTGCTTGAAATCTTCAACTCCTGCAGGCTGTTGTTGAGGGAGTGGCATAGGTGCAGACCTAATACCAGCCAGCAGGTCATCTCCAGTAGGCTGAGGTGCTGGAGCCTTACTATTCATTATGGCTGTTATTTTATCAGCCCTCATCAATTCTTCAGGCCGTTGGAAAGATCCATTAAGATAATTAAGGAAATCTGTCATTGTCTATTCCAATCTACCCTACCAACATTATTAAAATATGTTGATGACCCTGGTTTAGCTGGTTGATAGAATTTACTGATCTGGTCAGGCGTTGGCCCTCTGGTCGCAGAAAAAATATCCAATAGCTGCTGCGGTATTTTACCTTGCGACTCAATTAGCTCCATTTTCTGCCCAAGAGCGCGTTCTTGCCTAGCCGCCTGCGGCGCTATCTGACCAGTCATGCCTTGAGCCGACCGCAGTATCCTGTCCATAGCCGTTTGCTTTGCCTGTTGTGCGATACCTGGCATACCCCTTGATGTAAGGAAGTCCACGGCCTCGTCTGCCCTCTCTGGGTTAAAGAACGTGTTCTGACGCCCCAGAGCTCCTTGGCGGCGGTCTGCGTTCTGCATAGCCCTAATGGTGGATAAAAGCCCAGAAGCCCCCTGCGCCTCTTCCTCCTGAGCCATTTGCGCCAGCAATGGGCTATTCGGGTCAGACAATGCTTGGTAAAGAGCAAAAGCCTGCTTTTCAGCAGGAGTTTGTACGTTATATTTAGATACGGCCCCGTACTGTCTTCTAGCGCTTACAGCGTCAGCTATGAACGGTATCGCCCGAGTGAGCCAAGAAGCGCCCATTTAAACCTTCCCTATAATATTTCCGTAAATAGTATATCCAGTGATGATGTCGGGACCGTTGGCATCGTTAGTTTCAATCCTTATCTTAAACTGTTTTCCCTTCCATCGCAAAGGCAGCTTCTTATCAAGAATTCTCGTTCCGCCAACAGGAGATGTCCCCACTTTAGCAAATCCCACCTGACCAACGCCTTCAGCCGTTACGCTTACAGTATCTGAGGCAATTTCCGAGAAGTCGCCAACAACTGATAGAGTGTACGTAACTGGGCTTCCGGCCTCGAATTGCACTCTTACATAATGACCCGACTTAAGCTGAGTTGATTGTTTAGGCTCATTCATAGTAAGCCATCCACTCTCAATAATTGTATTGATGTTATCGCCATCATCGCTATAAGACCCGGTATCAAACTTATAGACCTTGCCGCCTGCACCAGCGCATATAAAGTCGCCATTCCGTCTTACAAGATAGCACTTTTGTTGAGCTAATTTTGTGGTAAATTTAGACCAAGATCCGTATGTAGACCCTGTTACCTGACCGGCGGAATAGAATGGTGTGTAGTTATAGTTATAGATAACGTCACCAACCTTGCACATTAACCAGTTTCTTCTTGGATAATGGATAACCTGTATCTCATCAGCGTCTGTTAATTTTGAGGAGATTTGGCTTGCAAGCTCTGACTTTATAGCTTCAGAGATGTTTGCGGTCTGGAATGTCAGGCTGTCTGCGCCTGCAGCAAAGTTCCTTGCCCCATCATTGCTGACGAAAATCATGGATCCGCCGATGCTCTTTAGTCCAAACCTAGATACTCCGCCTTGGGGAAACAGGCCGACTGGATTGAAGCTGATAGAAGCAGCCGTGGTGTCTTGAATGGAGTCAATACCGTCATCTGCATATACGTTACGCTCTCCATTGGCAACAAGGTACTTCTGGAACGTATCCAAGCTAAGAAGCCTCTCCGCTTGAGGCTGTCTAGCGCCGTAGTCTTGCGATATGGCATTAAGCGTGCGCTGGAATGTAGTCATGTCCTGTGGGTCATTGGGACCACTGATCCTGACCTTGGTGGGCGTTCTGGCATCAATATAATATGCCCTGCTGAAGTGAGTATGCGCCCATGAGGAGATCGGCATGGCCGACTTGAAGAACTGTAGACTGTCGTTCGCAGTTTGCCCAGTAATTGAAGTTCCTGTCAGTTGCGCTGTTGTAACTGCGCTGACCTGAGCAATAGCTGATCTTGTCGTGTTATAATAGTAATCTCCTACTCTTATCTCTGTGTTGAGCCAATTAACGCCAGACACAGCAACGCCAGCAGCAGAAGTTCCAGTTGTCCCGATTGCAAAATTGTCATACCCGTTGTTTTGAGGAATGATATTTAGTTCTACCAAGTCAACTATCTGGTAAAAGTCTCCACCAACCTGATTGGCTGAAGCTGAAATCGTAGGGTGTCCAAGCCCAGTAGCAGCACTACCTATAGCTGTATGCTGTATGTTCGTAGAGCCAACGCTCGTAATAACCGCATATCCACCTATTGATGAGTTATAGACAAGATCGTTATTAGTCACGAAAGTCTCTGACAGCCAGTTCTCTACGGAGCTATCTGACAGACCTGCGGCGCTGGTGGATGTGCTAGACGATTGGCCGCGAACCATAAGAGCCTTAAGCTCGTTGAAGGATGTTCCGCCGTTATCAGTATAGAAGTTCCTGTCAGATCCGTTAACGAATATTAACTTATCGCCCATCTGCATAGATAACAGTCTCTTTGAGGAATCCTTCCCAGTAAGTATCTGCGACCATGTTTCCGTGGTTTCATTATATTTATATATTGTTCCGTTGGAAGAGGCCATCAGGGTAGCAGTTCCGTCCTCGTCAACATACTCATGCAGGCCAGTTATCTCATTTGAGCCGGCAAGACCGCCGAGCCGAGTTAAGCCCTGAATCTTTTCTGCGTTTCCATTGATATTGATGAACCTGTTTACAAGCCTGCTAGAATATTCAATAGGTATCTCTGAGTCGGCGAACTCTGTCGTCAACCCATATCTACCCGGAGCATATTTAGTTTGGACTGTTGTCATCTAATCTTGTTGCCCGGCTTGAAATATATATCTCCGCCGGTATCTCCATTAAACCGGTTATATGTCTCTTCTTTCATTTTGTCATACAACTCTAGGTTGGTTGCATACCTTATGGTAGGCTCTCCATCGCTCTCATCAAGTATGGTTTTAGTGAGCAATCCCTGAACTACAAGCCTGCCAGGAAATGGCACAGTTGCTGACGCGTCAGCCGTGGAATAAGCAGATACCTTCCGATAGTATCCAATATTGAAATATCCATCATCCGTATTTGTCGGCCATCTATCAAAAGTAATAATAGGATTACCTTCACTATTAATACCCTTCAAGCACCAATGATACGGAGATCCTGTGTTATTGTTCCTTTGCAGAAGTCGCATCTCATCAATACCAACTCTCTTAAGAGCAGATTGTCTAGTGCTTATAGCCACTTCATGAATGTTCTGTATAACAACTCCTGATACGGAGTAATCTCGCACACTAGTGGATACAGACACGATAGCTTCTCTATAAAGCTCTTGCCAGTTAGCGAAGTCTGATAGTTCAGATACCACATCATTTAGATAATGAAGTTTTGTAATGCTATCGCTATCTTGGTCTAAAGTAGATGCAGGAGAAAGCTTTGATTTCCTCCTTACTTCATTTATGGCACCGATAACTGTTACTTTAAAATCTGATTCAGCCATTAAAACCTCTGATATGAATAAGCAGAAGCGGCAACATGTAGAATTTGAATTGATTGGCCTACAGAGAGCAACAGAGGTCCATTTGCAGCCGTTCCCAAGAAATTCATTCCGGCTGCAGGAAATAAGCTAATAGCGGTAACACTCGCTGTGTCACTTACTATATATTGCCTCCTACCTTGATGATGCTCAGGAAGAACAAGGCTCCTCTCTCCAGCGACTGTGCAGGTGACGTATGCCATATCAGCAGAAACAACACATGCGCTTGCCTGCGTCGTTCCACTAGGAGATCTCTCCATATAACTATTTCTTAAGAACCCATTGATATGCACATTCTCTGCGCTAACTGTTGTTGCGCTTACGGCGGGACAGTTTAATCTTCCATTAATAGACTGTTCGGCACTTGACTCTAGGCTAAGAAAGCTATCAAACACATCCTGATAGTCTGACTGTGTTGGAATATCGTTCGTCTCAAACCTTCCCTTAAGATATGTAACGCTGCGCTGTGTCATTTTTCTACCTTACTGTAAAGTCTGTTCCAATAATCATTTCTCCAATACCGGGATCACCAGCCTGAACAACTCCAGGCAAGAACAAATGCGTAGCGGGGCCAATTGGAGTAGGTATATTGGTCCCGTAGACGAACGCGCTTACATTATAAGCAGATGTATCATATGTGATAGCCGGAGAAGCTTGTGGGTATCCTATTTGCGGATCGTTCTTAGCTCTCACGAAATCTTGAGGATGTCTGCTATCGGCCTGATCTTTTCGCTTTAATACGCCATAATAATCCTTACGGACATTAGACGCGTATTCTACGAATCCACTTTCCTCATCCCTTACGAGCCAGTCTCCGCGCTTCCATCCACTTCTGCTCTTCATCCATTAACTCACAATCCCTGCTTGAATGAACGTACCGGATACACCGCCTTCGTTTGAGGCACTAATCTCAATCCTGATGCCTGCTACTGGGTATGCATAGTTACCATCATTGTCTGCAGATGAAGCCACCACAAACTCATGAGGGAACCATGTCAAGGCTCCAGCAGACACTTCAAGAGGATTTTGGAACGTATGCTGTACGGTATATTTAGCAGTAGTAGCGATTTTGCATCCAAACCCAATATTGAATGGGTTCAAATGAACGTCAGGAACAAAAATACCGCTATGAGAGTTTCCAGCAACAGATGCGCTTACGGTAATAGTTTGACTACGCATGGATCACCCCTCAGTGATATATTCGATGTAAGCCCTGCCACCGCCTCCAGTAAATACCGTCGTAGACAGAGCCGACAGAGTAGCGTCAACAGTCGTAGCTACATCAAGTACAGCAGCAGAAACAAACGTAGACTCATGATAACGAGTGTTTGCAGAAGCTGTAATATCAGCCATCAAGTTAGTGCCGTTTGAAAACTTGATGCTCATAGCAGAAACTGGGTCAGTCCCAGTGAAAGCTGACGTAGGAACGAAAGAGCATTTCGTAACCACAGACCTTGCCGGAACAAGTACTCTGGCAGATGGAGTGGCTTGAGAAAGCAGAAGAACCCTACGGCCAGGAACATAAGCCCGAGTATCCGATGCCGGAGTACCAGAGTTATCTCCGAAAGTAACAGGGTTTTGAAAATTAGTTGTCGTCATTTTTATCTCCCTATAGGTGGAGGGGGCTGGAGTTAACCAGCCCCCTATCCTTTACGCGCCTTGCGAACCCCAAATATCGCGGGGATCGGTGAATCCGACAGAAAACCGCTTCGTGGTTACGATAGCAAGGTTTTGCGTGCCGACGCGATCATTGTCACGCTCCATATCAGCGGCTCTGCGCTCATAGAACACAAGGCCGTTAGGAACGCCATTCTGGAGGAACCAAGCATCTTGGTCAGTGAGATAGTTAGTTACAACCAACTCAAGACCAAGTTCGTTGATGATGTTCACATCGTTATCAGCAGATCCTACTTTTTTCTGAGTTTTGAGGATCTTCTGACCATTGAAGAAATCACCCCGGCTGACGATCAGTTTTTTAGGCTGATAGCTAAGACGCTGGTTATTGGCATCACGCAGGTTGAGAACGTCGATAAACGCAGACTCAAGAGAGGTTTGCGTAAGATCAACAGCAACAGCAGGTACGTTAGACCATGTACCGCCACCAGAACCAGAGAACGGGTGGGCGGAGTTACACAGCGACACACCATCTGCGCCAGTTACTGACGTATCAAATGCGTTGTTGAGAACGGCAGTAGCAACCGTCTCTTCAGTACGCACCAGCGCTTCAGACAGAAGACGAGGAATCTGCTGGATGAAGCCGTATTGGTCATCTTCCATCATTTCTCTCGTTACTACTGCGCCAAGTCCATAAGTGATATGGACGTATTCTTTTTGAACGCCTTGGGTAAGACGAGCAAACGCTACGCTATCACCTTGGTCTTTAACACCAGCCGTAGTAAAGCCGGACAGTTCTTGCTCTTTCTCAAAAGCCCTGTCTGACTTTTTGATATTGAAGAACTTGTCGTATTTTTTGGGATGTTGATTGTAAGCAGTACCCCAAAGTTCAGCTAGGCCAGGATAAAGAAGTTCTGGAGCAAAGCCGGTAGAATGTACGAATCCAGTCATGTATTATCTCCCTTAAATGATCTGACCGCCGCCGCCGAGGGTCGGGTTAACGATCATAACCTCTACCAGAGCGCTTGCAGCCGACGCAGCAGCAGAAGATCTGGGGTTGGAAATGAACTGTTCAGGCGCAAGCCCAAGGATACGGAACTGAGCATCTGCCGTGGTGATGACTGTGCCATCAAGACCTTGGCCGGAAAGACCAGTGCTCGTATTGGGTGCTCCAGCAGATACTTTAACACCGCCGAACACTGTAGCGTCGTTGGCGTTACCACCGAACTCAGCTACATACGTTTGATGCGGATCACAGTTTACAAGAGCATAACCGGGAACGCCAGAAGCAAGGAACGGACCTCTCGTTGGTTGACTGAACGTAAGGGGTTTACCGTTTTGGTCCAAGAACCCGATAATTACGCCAAGGGGTCTGGTAGCGAGGGGCGTACCAGCCTTCAAGGGACGTACTTTACCAGTAGTAGAAGCAATAACTGCGTCACCAAGGAAGTAAGCTTCGTTGGTTGCGGCAGAAACAGGGAATTGCTTGGTAATGGCTTTGCCACCGCCTAGCTTCCTGCATGGTACAAAACCACGTTGATTAGCCATTTGTTTACCTTTCTAGATCAATTTATAATAACGCGTCCAGCTTGCCCTTTTGGAGCATAAACTTCAACGCCACCTTCTTTGAGCTTTTCGTCCGTCTCACGAAGGACGCTTCTCATAGCTTCCTTGTTCTCGTTACGGATGTACTCGTCTCTTTGTGCCTTAAGTTCCTTTGGGATCATGATAGCCACCAGATCCCGGTATCTCAAAGCACCAGTCAATGAAGCAACATCATTGACGTCAATATTTACAATCTCATCGCCGTGATTGTCTGAGGGTTTCATAACTTTCCATCCCTCTGACATACGCTCAGTCAATTTAGAGATGCTAGACCATTTTGGATGCCAGCCGGGAGGAGCCTTAAGCTTGGGCAGTTGCCCTGACGGACGCCAACCAGGAGGAGTTCCTTTTTTCTTTGGTTTAGCAATAACTTCTTCTGTCACTTGGACTTCAACTTCGCTCTTTTCAAACATTTCTTTCTCTTTCGTGCTCATTGTTTCTTCCCTTTCAGTTCGTCACGCCTTTCAGCGTATTTTTTAGGATCAACTCCGAGCTTCTTGGCAATTTCTAGTTCTTGCCTTGTCATTTTAATTGTGGCTCGTTGTTTAGTGTTTGTCAAATTGCTGCCCTGCATTGGATTGGGCGCTCTATTGTTCGGAGCTTGTTGCGCAGGTTGTTTAGGTGTACTCATCCTTGACCTCATTACATTATCTAACTCTAAAAGTGATTTTGGGACAGCTTGCGGATCACCTACGTATTTCGCAGAGATTGTTTGTAAAGCGCCTAAAGCTTTCTCAAAATCTTGATGACCTTCATGGAGCCAAGGTCTAAGTACGTTTCCACTAGGATCTTTTTCCTGCATGAGAGATGCTACATAACCAACATCCTGCATATCATTTACTTGTGGCTGTACCGGCTTGGCAGGTGTACTTCTTTCAGCAAGCTTCTTGTCTGCGATAAACTCAGCGTATTCCTTAAACGCGTTTACCTCAGCAAGATCATCTCCAGCGTCTCTAGCCTGCTTGATTTTGGCAGTCAGCATAGCCTCAGCCGTAGCGGAGTCATCCTTGCTGTTTCTGGCCTTTAGTTCATCAAGTTGGCGCTGCTGTTCTTGTAGAAGATCTGTGAGCATCTGATTACGAGCATCGGACATTTTGACTTGTTTATAGACATAATCAAACTTCTCCTGCTGTTCAGGAGTTGTGAAATCCACACGATCACTCTTGGGATCGAATGGCTTCTTTTCTTCTGCTACTGGCTTTTCATCTACTTGAGATGCGTCTGATGTATTTACTTCGTCAACGACCTCCAGTTCAATTTCAGGAACTTGGTTTTCGTTAGTGGCATCAACCTTAACTTCTTCCTGCTGTACAGGATCTTCTTTCTGTAACGCTTCTGTCATTTCAATTCTCCAAAGATGTCTGAGTCTGTAGCTAAAACGAACTCAGCCTTAGACCCATCCGGCTGAGGAACGATGATGTCTTCACCGCTGTATTTTGCGAAAAGAATCCGTTTTCCGATCAATCTAACGGCCTCTTCGTCAGCAGTAGGGCCACATTTAATAAGAAATCCTTCTGAGGATTTGTATGCATCCTTAACAGCATCTGCTGTAATAAGACCTGATTTTTGGAGTTTTCTTTCTACTGCGCTTTTTTCGCGCTTGACCAAGATTCGGTCATAAGATGGATCGAAAGATTCAGCTTCCTTGAAAGCTTTTTGTATATCTGTGAGTGGTTCGACGGTAGCATCAATAACATTCTGGTTCTTAGCAAAGCTCATCTGTCCATTCCTTTCTAATCAAGACAACTAATCGTCATCTTAATTTTTGGGGATAATGGGACAAAAATCAAATTTGGGATGTGCGTTTAATTATCAAAATTAGACTTAGGAAATTCCTTGAAGGAATTTGATGATGTCGGAGGTATTTTTACCTCTACGGGAGAAATACTGGCTTTCAATCGGCATGAGGAAATCTTGGCTAGATCTATTTACCTCGCCACCGTCTCCAATCATTGTTCTATTAAGTAAATTTATGTAATAGGCGTTTTCTTCAGCGCCAAGCCCAGAATTAATACCCTTCGTAGCTAATGCGCTTCTTTCCTGCTCTGGGGAGAAGCCTGCAAACTCATTGAGAGATGCCGGTCTGGACATAGCTTCTTGTTTCTTCGGGGTAAAATCTTTAACTGCTGGAGTAGATGGATCGCCTATCCTCTGGTTAGCTATAGATTGTTTTTGCGGAGCTATAACTGACATAGCCTGCATTATTTTTGACGCGTTATCGAGTAAACCGCCTCCAGAAATGCCAGATGTTAATGCTCCAAATGCTCCTGGAGATCCTTTTAACACGTTTGATACTCCGCCGAATATAGTCCCAGATTGGGGACCTATAACTCCAGCAGTAGGAAGAGATCCAGCCGCACGCAATCCTGAAGCCAGTCCAGACCCTCCATACCCAGATAAACCACCGGTTATAGCGCCTTTTATGCCGCCGCCACCAAGAGCGCCTATGCCAGCACCCATCGCAGCAGATGCTATAGGGCCTACACCTGGAATGAAGCCTACCGCTATTGGAGCAACGGCCTTCGCTACCTTAAACAGCTTTTTAAAGAACCCAAACTCAGGGTGTCCGGTATATGGGTTAATGTCCATATCAGAACCTACCCTGAACTGTTCTGGGTCTACGCCAGATTGTCTGATAGCCCTGACAATAGCTAAGGCAAGCTGAGGATTTGCGTCTAAAACTGGCTTAGGAACAATTTGCTCACCGGGGGCGACATGCGCCATCATGGTGTCTTCAAAATTGCCGTATTTAGCCATAGGATGTTGGTACGATCCAGCCATAATTAATTATCTAACAAGATTTATAGTTTTGCAAATCAGGCTGATTTACTCTCAAATATCACCCTTAGATCGTCCAGCATATCTGCCTGCGCTCTAAAATACTCTATCTTCTCTACTGGGCAATCACGCAGTCCCATATGGGGATTGTAGAGCCTGCATAAGTAATTCCATATCTCCTGAGTTACTTGGTTCCGCCGCCACTGGTCCATTAGGTCCTTGTCCGGCAACTGGTGAGTTCGGTTGGATTGGATTACCATGCTCATCTAAAACTCCATTGATTTGACCAAAAAATACACCTAAGTGTTGAGCGCGATGTCTAAGTAGATTGGAAATCAACTCTTCTTTTTGCTCCGATGACATTGACTGCACAAGGCGCTTAATACCGGGATCTCCGCCAGTACCGAGTTTGCCAACCTTGTTATCCTGCCCAAGAACGGAAGGTTTCTTCGGATCTTCACCCTCAAGAGGAATCTCCATAGCCTCGCCCTGATCCAAGAATGACGAGATAAACTTATCAATCATCTGGATATGTTTAACGTGGTCTTGATCAGGGAACACATCAAACAACGGACGTTTATCAGGTGGCATAATGTAATATGCGTTCTCAAGGTTTTGATCGTCAATTCTAGCGGGTTCAGGAACGCTAGGTTGAGGAAGAACTTCATCAATATTCTCCACATCAAGAGCCTCAAGATACCTACGCCCTGCCAAGTATAGAGATTTAGGGTTTTGCGCCGTTAACGGGAACTGCAGGACGAAATCAACCTCAGCCTGCGCTTTTGCGAGCTTTTGAGAGCGAGTAGCATACTTAGGATCAAAGATAGGGACAATTCTAAAGTCATCCTGATAGTCCTCTCTAGTGACAGTTATTTGTTGATCACCGTCAAAGAAATATTCCTCTGACTGCATATATTTAGCGTTCAGCCTAAATACCTTATGGAGTTCTTCCTCCATAGATACGGCCATAAACTCCTGCACGCTGCTATATAGCTGAAGTCCCTGCTCAAGCATGGAAAGCAAAGCCTGCGGTTGGTACACCTTGTCAGGCTGGCCTGCTAGGATGTCGCTATTGTTTGCAACCCTCTGGGCAACGCCCTGCAGGTACTCAATAGCCTGTTGAATTGCAGGATCTGGGCCGCGAAAATCAAGCTTCATAAAGTGCTTTTGAATATCAGCCACATTTCGCGGGATCTTGATACCCTTGCCCATAACGAGTTGGAAATCATCTCCAGGAATACCAAGAGCGTCAGAGATAAGATATGTAAGGTTTCCAACAGTAGAAAGCTCACCAGCATCAATAAACATGCGGGTTAGTTTGTTCAGAGCAAAGTTAATTTTAGCCAGTAGGAACCCAAATCCAAACCCATAGAAGCCATCAGGGTTCGGCAAGAACTGATAGTGAGTGAAGTGCTCAATAGGCTCTTTACCCTTTGTCGGGTTGCCCATCTCGTCAACCTCATACCGGACCTGAATACGAAGGGTTTTCCTAGCCTGAGCGTCTACCCATACAATGTACGGCTCAGATATACCGTCCTCGTCAAGATCAAGCAGGCAATGCTGCTCAAGAATAAGCGCTCCTTTTGTGCTCTCGCTTGAGATGTCGGAGTCAGATACGCCCTGCTGCTCATCAACAACTTCTTGAGCCTCACCAATGTCCTCATGACCAGTATACGGCTCTGCAGGACTAATGAAATAACCCATTTTATGAAGGATCTTGGTGTTATTGACAGAGACGAACTTTACGTGCGTCTTTCTCTCTAACTCTTCAATGGAGATTTGTCCTACATGGTACGGAACAACAAGATCTTGCGCCCTAACTCGCTCGATAACTACCCGACGCTTCATATGATCGAAATACGTCTTGGTAAAGTCTGACCCATGAAGCCCACAGGCCATAAACATCTGGTTTTTGTTGCGCTTGTACGTGCGATCAACTACACCAAGCTGGAAGTTCATATGCGCGGCAATTCTCTCTCCGCGCTCTCTAGCATCCTGAGAAGACTTGCCTACAGGAATAGCCTCTACAAAATACCTATTAGGGAAGAACGCCTTATATGTTCTGCTTTGGAACTGGTTAACAGCCTCTGTCAGCAGCGGGATAGACTCATTGCTCGACCCATCCCAAGGCGGATTCTCAGCCATATCGCTCTGGTAGAAAAGACGAAGATAGTCTGCGTTCTTCTCTTCCCAGTCAGACCTGCTGGTAAGATCATCCTTATAGTTTTTGATTACATCGTTCGCAATTTCCTGAAGCTCATCTTCTTCAAGGTCTTCTGCGAGGTTAGTTTCCTCTATAGGAAGCTGCGGCCCTTGTGGGGCAGGAGGCAGCACTTCTTGATCTTCTAACGGAATCTCTATTATCTCGTTAGGATATTCACTGTTTTCTAGAAAGTTCGCTTCCTCTGGTAACTGCATTTACATACTCTTCCAATGTTGGGGTTCCAGCTCGCATCTTCTCCAAGTTATCATTATACTCTTTCTGCCACATTTTAAAAAGTCGATGGTGCTTGTATAGCCATCCAGCCATACCGTCTCCATAGATATTGATGTTAAGATCTGGCCTAGACTTATAAAGATCCTTCAGCTCGTTACTCTGCGCCAAGAACTGCCCTTCTGTCCAAAACGTGCGAGTAATGTACTTACCCTTGTACGTGTTTGTCCCAATAGTCAATTCCATATACTTTGGTTGCCCATCCGAGTTCTTTTCATTCATGTCTGGCTTCGCGTGGTGACATAGATCATATCCGAAAAGATGGAACTTGCTATACCCAAACATATCTGAGAATAGGCCAATGCTTCTGGTTGATGTTGCTGACCCACCAGAAACCGGAAGATCGGCGCAATTCATAAGGTCAGTCTCACCAGCGTTAACGTATGCGTGATAGCCAATTACCTTGCACTTGTTATCGTTAAGGGTACTTACAACGCTTGGATCGCACATGCTAGCTACAAAGTACACAGGGTCAGTGTCAGGCGACTTAACAAATCCCTCTACGTGTCCTCTTGGGTCTAGCAGCACAACAGCCCAAGGCTTGATGCCGTGGATCTTTAAGGTTTCTATAGCGTGTTTGACCGCAATAACCTTAGCTCCGTTATCTTGAAGCGCCTTGATCTCATCAATATGGTTAGATAGTGAAGGTCCCGCCGCACATATAACAACCTCTCCGTCTGGATTCCTTTTGCACAAATTTACCCAAGATCTGATCTGGCTAAGGTTAGCGGATACGTTCGCCTTAATTTTATCATGATCCAGGCAATTTCTTGTCTTGATCTTAATATCTGAAGAGTCAACTACTCCGTTACCCTGCTGTTGCTGCATGTCCTTAATCTTTCCCCTGTTTTCTGCGGCTTGAAACTTCCTATTTCCCTTCCGGTGTGCCATTTTCTCAGCCAATTTCGTCTTAGGCCACACATCAATATCAGTAAGCTCCTTAACATAGAAAGGAGCAAGATTTTTAGTGGGCAATCCAACGATACAATGATCGAGAACGTGGCAATCGGTCCATCCGCCAGGATAAGATTTGAATGAGTCGTTAATATACTCGTTCTTCATCTTCAGCAGAAGATCATACCCTCCTGCTTTGAGGTTATATGCTACAAATCCGCACTCACTGTAGAAGTTCTTTCTGCCAAGATAGCTGACTACTTCATCTCCGGTTGGCAGAACTTCCCTTAGCCAGTCCAGCGTAATAGGCTTCTTAGTGATAACGTCAGCATCAAGCCAGATAAGATAATCGTATTCATCCTTAACAGCCTCAGCACACCTCTCAAGAGCGAAGATCTTATGTGAGAACTTTACAACATCATCAAGATATGATTTAGGCTTATGATCTTTCCATCTCTCGATGAATTGCTTTTGCTCATCTTCAAACGTTCTGGCAATGAATGATCTTTCCTCTCCAACTATATCTATAATATGGTTGTTTAGAGTGACGAAAGATTCTCTCGGCTGCTCGTCTAACTGAATATAGATCTTAATGTCTTCAGGCCAATATTGATGGAATGATGCAAGCATTTCTGCTGCACATACCTCAAAGTGGTTATTGGGAAAGGTGGTGCATACGGCTATTTTCATCTTGTCACCATCATATTAACAAGTTCTCTGAAACCAACCTTAGGTTTCCACCCAAGAACTGAATTGATCTTTGAAAAGTCTCCTCTGAGATAGTTAAGATCGTTAGGTCTATAGAAATTGCTATCAACCTCCATAACCAACGTATCTCCTACATATCCTTTTTCTTCGGCTCCTGATCCTTCAAACCTTATTTCCAATTTATATACTTTAAACGCTTCCTGAAGGAACTCTCTAACGCTATGCACTTCTCCTGTAGCCACGATAAAATCATCCGGCTTATCATGTTGGAGCATCATCCACATGGCTTCTACATAGTCACCGGCGTACCCCCAGTCACGTTTGCTATCAATGTTCCCTAATTTAATAGGAGACATATCTCTTTTATTCCCGCCTAAAATACCAGTGATAAGTCTATTTACTCCATTGGTGATCTTTTTCGTCACAAAGTCTGGATGCCGCAATGGTGACTCATGATTGAACAAAATGCCGTTGCTTACGAACTGGTCGGCCTCATGCCTAGCGTTCACGCCAGCCCAGTGAGAGGCAACCTTGGCTACCGCATATGGAGACTTGGGCTGGAAAGGAACGTATTCTCCTGTAATTGATGCTGAGGCGTATCCGAACATCTCACTGGTTCCAGCTTGATAGATTCTTGCATTTGGTACGATCTGCCGAGCCGCCAGAAGCACATTCAAAAATCCGGTATAGTTAACTTCGCATGTCATTTTCGGGCATTTAAAGCTATATCCGACATGAGACTGTGCAGCGAGATTGTATATTTCATCTGGATTGCTGACTTTAATGGCCATAGATACTGCTGACTCGTCAGTAATATCTCCCTCAATAATCGTCACCTTTCCGAGAATATCCAGATATTTATGGTTCTCCATAGATGTTCTCTGTTTGGTAAGACCATAAACATTATATCCCTTATCAAGCAAAAACTTAGCTAGATAGCTACCATCCTGACCGGCAACGCCTGTGATTAATGCTGACTTCATCATATATTCCTATAGTTAACTACGCACATATCCGCTGCAGGGTTTTGAGGCTCTTTGTTCATCTCTTTATAAGCCCTCCACCAATCATCTGCAAACATGCAGTCCTGATAGTCTCTGAACCAAGGACCGCCCTCAGAGTAGTGGATTACTTTTGGGTTAACATTTCCTGGGCTTGATCCATCAATCCAGTTAAATGATGCCGGAAGATCACCTATCTCATTATCTTTAAGCCAAGAGAATGTATGCAGGAAGTTACCAGTCGCTGTATTCACCATCTCTTTTGTGAGGAATTTATTAGATGGATGACTGCAGTTGATAAGCATAAAGCTAGACCAGTTCTTCCTGAAATACCCCTGCTGAGGAGATCCGTCCATCTTAAGGCTCTTACTTACCTTTTGCCTGTGCTTCACGCACATCACGGCGTACCTATCATCTGCGTGCTGGAATATCTCCTTAACATCACATTTGAATAGCATGTCGCAATCAAGAAAAAGCGCCCAGCCTTTAAAACCCATTAACTCTGGTACAAGAAATCTTGAGTGGCTAAACTCAGTGCTAAACGGCTTGCCATCCAGCATATCAATCCTGTTGCCGGTCAGCGCCTCAACAAACCAAGGTCTTTGGAAAAACCCCTGTTTCCTAAGTTCCTTGTGATATAGGGGAATGACCCTGACATGGCCAGATTTGTACCTATCCAGAGAGAACTTGCACACGTCATATGCAACCTTTTCCCTATCATCCCACCCAATAAACACCCTTAGTTCAGACATGCAACTCCCCTATCTTTTATCTCTTCTAAAGTGAATTGTTTAGGCTCGTAGAACTTCCTTATTTCTTCGTACTTGTAGTACGGAACAACGCTATCGAATAGTTCTGAGTTTCTTACGATCCCATGAGTTGTATATACACCCTTGCCCATCTCTATCGCTTTCATGACGCCCATGCTATTGAACGCCAGAACAGCATCGCACCACTCAAGTTGCTCATCCAAAGAGTGAGAACCAGCTTCCTTCTCCCTGATAACCAGTGTATGACCTAACTTCTTTGAAACAGACCTCCAATAGATAATCCAGTCTTCAGGTATCATATCGTTCATGAACGCTGTATACGGAGTTGGTGGCATCACAAGAATGTTCATAGGCCCTACAGATCTTGTGAACGGCTGAACATTAATAGGTTCTATCATCTGGTTTTTCACCACACGATATTTACCTGTCATCTCTTTAAATCCGTCTTTATCTCTATATTCCGCCTCAAAGTACCCGTTATCTACATACCAGAAATCAACACCCATCATCTTCTGGTATCTCATAGCAATACCCGATCCACGAAGTATGCCATAGAAAATGCTATTAACATCTTTGTTCTTACTAAAGTTATTTATATGAGATGTTTGAACTCCTGATAGTGCAAAAGCCCTCATCACTCCCTGGCTTACGCTATTATCTGTGTAGTAGCCTAACATTTTCTCTCTATATCGCTTTCTACGCAATGCCCGGTTTGTATCTCAAGAACCAACGTGCGATTTAAGGCCGTATATTTATGCCAGTAACCAACAGGAACAGTAAAACAGTCCCCACTAGAAACCTCTCCGCCGTCACCAGAAGATAGGTCTGGAGAGTAGGTCATGAACCAACCATTTCCGAACATAAACAGCCACAGCTCGCTTCTCTTAAAGTGCCTTTGCTTTGATAGCTGGCTTCCCTTGCGAAAATAGAGAAATTTAATCTTGAAGCCGCTTGCGCTCCAAATAGTTAAATACCATCCCCATTTCCGCTTAGAAAATTCCATTATTTCTTCTTTACGCCCTTAATAGTACCTTTGCGCTCACTAGCATAAAAAACTTGTTCTCCTTTTTTCTTACCGTACTGCTTAACCATAGATTTTTTGATTTTAGTCCCCTTTTTAGTTAGTGGCATTAGTTTTCTCCTTTATATCCGAGTTGTTTATTACCCATTCACACACCGGAATATAGTTATTGTTAAGTGGTGAGAATGAGTATTTAGTAGAGAGTTTTCCGTCTTTAATTTTAACCAGTCCGTCATTTAAAGCCTTTGTCACCATGTCAGACTTATAGTACTCTTTGTTTTTTCTCAGGTAACTTCTGCAAATAGAAAATTCAACCATATCAATAATAATATCATTGAACTTCTCAGCTATGTCTGGTGAATTAACAATTACGTCTATTTCCCCAAAGCATGTTTTCATCAAGCAATTCCCGCATTAGCCAACTTTGCCTGCACAGCCTTATCTACAAGCCTGCTGCTGGCCTGAACCTTGTCATCTCCGCCTATCTCCCAAAGCATTGTTATTCCCAGACCTTCGCAAAGTTCTTGTTCTGGAGTGTTCTCTTTCGTCCTGTCTCCGCCCTTTGCGAAGTAGTCAGGCATAATATCTTTCAATGCCTTGCAAACCGTACCGTCAGCGTCATCAACAGGAACAACAGTTTTAACTCCAGAGATAGCCCTAATGATCTCAGCGCGCTCTTCATATTTCATGAATACAAAACCCTTCTTGCGCTTAAGCCAGTCATCTGAGTTAAGAATGACCACTAAATCCCCATACATTGCCGCGTGTTTAATATACCTCACATGACCAGCATGTATCGGATCAAACCCACCAGAAACACATACCAATGGCGTCCTGTACTTAGACATCAACCTTTTCTCCTCCATTTGTCGATCAATCTTGAACACCAAAAACCTGCGCCATCATTGTGATGCCGCCGTCTTTAACTTTTCCGCCTACCGGTAGAACAACGGCTCCAGGAAGATCATCTACGATCTTGTTGCAGCCATAGAGTGAGGTATCTGGGCATTTACCTTCATTGTCTGGGAGGTAGTAATCATCAAATATTACCACTGAGCTTCCCTTGCATTTCTCATAGTCGTTCTTGATTGTCTCTACGCTATGACCGCCATCAATGTATGCCAAGTCTGCAACCACTGGGTTCAGCGTCTTACGCGTGTCACCCTTGATGAGATGCACCTCTACATTAGGACATTGATGCTTGATGAATGTCTCTACGTCTGCGACTTTATAGTGATCCTTTACGTTAAGCTCCTCTTTGTCAGTCTGGTCTGACGCATCTTCAAAAAGGTCGTATCCGATATATTTGACGTTCTTGCGCCATCTGGACGCGTGCTTGATCATTCGGACAGCGTTCTGCCCGTTCCATGTTCCAATCTCTACAATGCTCTCTGGTTTATAAAGGTCGATAACATGGAGTAGCTGGTCATATCTGGTCATAAAATCCCCTATCTACTGAGTAAGTACTCTATGACCTCCAGCGTATGATCGACTCCAGAAACCTTCAACGAAACATTTTTGGGACAAGCGTCACTTATTCTCTTGACAGGATAATCATTCCCTCCTTCTTCCATCTTGTCTCCCAGGAAGATGAACTCTTTTCCTCTATCAAGAATGTACTGTGCTGCGCGTGATTTATCTGCGCCTTTGCTGAAGATGTCTATGCTAACTGCCCCTCCTTTCGCAACATCCACCCCCGGCCATATGACCTTCAACGCTGCAATTGTGTCGTCTCTCCATGATGCATCGTGCTCTTGACGTACCGTATAAGGTGCATACCGACCAATCCTGCTGAAATTAAGCATCCTTGGTGAGCGCCACTCTATCCTGTTACCGTAGTGGTCAGGATAATCCTTAAGCATGTAATGAAGCGTTCTCTCTATCTGTGGAGGAAGCGGTGGAGTTACATCATCCTTCCACATGAGCTTTCCGCGCATTGTGCGAAGGTCATCTCCATTGTTGCAGAACACACCCATAAAATGAGCGATAGGACCATTGAGAATATCAACGGTCTTTACGTAGTTGTTACCTGTTACGAAATAAACTTGATAATGCCTTGAGAGCCTGTGCAGAGCGCCCTGCATTGTGTCACTGACTGGAGTTTGCGGCTCACATATAACTCCATCTATATCTAGCAATATAACTTTATTACGAGTATCTACCGACTTTAGAGACTCCTCCACGCCTGTCTGCGTCGAAGGCTTTCCTTCTTGAAGACTCATATTTCCCCTCTTCCCGTTTACTGGCAGTCCATGTTACCGGACGAGAAACAAGGGCATATGACACCTCATCATATACGTGATCTTCTTGGCGTGTATCCGGCCCCTTCTCAGGTTGCCTCTCATCCAATTGTAATTCTGGGACAGTTCTCCAAAAATGCAAGCAGTTTTCAGTGACATAGAACCCAGGCTCCCCCTCGCCTGCTGCGATCCTGCGTCTGACCTCAAGGTAGTTGGCGGCTCTGTCCTTGAGTGACTGCTCCATAACTACGCCGTTACTGGCGAAGTTCTCAGCTACGCTTGGGCCATCATGCTCCGCCCACATAGCCGAGTCGCCTATCCTGTAGTCTATATACTCAGCTGTATCTTTAGAACTCTCTCGCTCTATAGTGTCGAGCATGTTTTTACCTGCATCAATATCCGGGATAATATCCTCGATACCTAGCTCTATAGCTCTTATCTTCTGCGCGACCTGCCAGCTTTCCTGCCTGCAGCCTTCGTCCGGTTTACCGTTCCATCCATACATCTCTCTGTATCTGATAATGGAGTTCTTTGGTATAACCACATCCTCGTAAGATCCCTTGCCTTTGAGGACAACATCCTCATCCGGCACGCAATACCACCCAACGCTGTATGGTTTGGCTGTTCCCCAGTCCACGCTGATATATTTAGTCCAGTGCTTCATAGGAGTGAAAGATCTTATCATATGTCTATTTCTCGAAATCTTCTCAAATGCAGCTCCAGCTACAATATCCCAGTTGCCTTCCTTCATAGCTCTTACGAGGTCTGGTGAACCAAGACCATCCAGCTTTTTAAAGTAGTCTGGATCGTTCTGCATTAATGTAGGGTTATCTGCCAATTTAGCTGGAATGAACTGTCTTCTCATACCTCCTTCTTCTGGAGGCATGTCTCGTATCTCGTCCGGCTTTGTTCCATCAATAAAGCATCTCTTAACCCAAGTGTGTCCGATGCCTCCGGGGTTTGTGGCCGAGACAATGCCCGGCAGCTTCTTGGCCCATTGTTCTTTGACCTTAAGGCCGCCCAAGCGAACCCGCGATCGCAAGTACCGATATTGGTACTCTGTGAAGTGAGTTAGCTCGTCCAATAGTAATAGATGAAGCTCTGCGC